TGTTGCGTCTCGACCGGCAATTTGGCTTTCTGAAACATCAAGACCTTCAGAAGTCAAAAATGCTTGTTTAATAGTTGCAATAGTTTTTTCTTGAAAAGCAAATGTTGCACCAGCAGGAACTTTTGTAAGTGTGATAATCTGTATCACAATTCCGTCATCATACAAAGTCTTCTTTACAAAATCAGCTATCGAAGCGCCACGTCTATCAATCGCTGCCCAAATTCCATTATCAAGCAAAATAGCATAATGGCTTACTGTAAAGCTACCTGACCACTCCAGAACAGGAAGTTCGCTTGGTGTTAATTCTCCAAGACCGACAACTCTTCCACGCCTAAAGTTTTCTGTCGCTCTGATGTTTCGGACTTTTCCGATAGGGACGCTACTATCAGCCAGTTTTATTTTGGCTAACGGAGCCGTAATTACTTTTTGAGGCATTTGTTTATTCTCCTTTTATAATTCAACATTTTTCTTTGTTTACGGTTTCAGAGCAACACCAGTAAAGAATACAAAATTGATAGGACCATTTGCAACAAAATTAAATGTCACCCACCAAGCATCATCCAACAAAACTGCTGTCACAGCAGAAAAATTCATTATCAAATTTGACTGTGTATTTGTTGAACACCGAGTTTGCAAATATGCTTTTGTGAAATTGATAATATCTTCAGAAGTAACAGTTGCTATATTTCCACCAATAAATAATGGCGCTGAATTTACTATCAATTCTTTTTTCAATTGTTGAAATATTCGAATGATAGAAACTTCTGGTGAAGTTGCCGTTCCATCAGTTTTCTTATAAATCATTGAACCATTATTCTGCAACGTATTAACGCATTTGTTTATAGCATAACCAATACCTGAAATTTGTTTTCCAACACAAACTCCGCCCTTGATAAGTTGTTCCCTTTCGGTCTTTGTGTATTCCTTTTCAAAACCAAGAACTTGCAAAGCTTTCCACGTCGCTGGAACTTCTGGACTTGAACCAGCAAGAACACCAGCAACTTTTGCGGCAAGATACAACGAACTAAGAGTTTCATTTCCAGTTCCGTCATCTTTTGGCATTACAATTCCTGGAGTGCAAAGTATCGCTTGGTCACTGTTTAAATTCAAAGAACGTGTTAAAACTTGCGCAACTGTTTCTGCTAAAGCGCCACCAGCAACAACAATAGCAGGATATGTAGCACTATTCACAACAAAAGAAAGACCTTTCAAATAGTTTGCTTCAGTTTCAGAAGCTATAACCAAGAAACTAAATTCAAGATTGGACAACAATGCCAGAGCATTATCAATATCTGTTCCTGTCATTGCTGGACTTGTTCCGCCAGTAAATGTTACAGATGACACATCTTCTGCGCCAGTTAAATCAACGCCAGCCGTTCCTGTTATTGCACCAGTAAGCAAACTGCTTGCTAAAGCATTCGCTTGTATGGCAGTAAGTAAATCTTCAAACTTTGCAACTTCTGGCGAAGTCCAAACGAGAACACCATTAAGATACAAATACAAAATATTCAAAGCAGAATTTACAACACCAGCAAGGAGTTTCTTTTGTAAATATGTCGGTGCTGTTGAAAGATATGCTCCCTTATCTTTTGTAGTCAGAGTTAATGTCGCTCCGCCTGTCGTTATCGTAGCTGTTGCACCTGTTGCTGCTTGTGCTCTTACAAATATTACTTGTTGAGCGCCAGGAGCACTTGGTGCTGGATTAAACACATAATCCACAACTTTTTTTCCAATACCATCTTGTAAAGCATTTCTAAAAAACGCCGGATTGTCGCTGAGATAGATAGTCTTATCTGCTGCTGTTAATCCGCCAACAGATTCTCCTATTACTGCGACAATTCCTGAAGACAAAAGATTCGGAGCAGGAGTAACATTCGTTACAATGCGAGCCCCACTTCCTGGTTCAACACGAACTTCGTTATTGAAAATTTGCGACATAACTTTTCTCCTTTGTTATTTTTATTCTATTAATAGCCAAATATCTTCTGCCATTCAGAAGCAGTTTTCAATTCATCTTTATATTTTCTTTTCTCGAGCCAAATCACTTGTTGTTCCTTTTTCTTTGCTACTAAATATTCTTCAGCCGTATATTTGCTTTCAACTGTTTTTGATACTGGTGACGTTGTCATTGCTTTTCTCCTTTATGGTTCATCAGTTCCAACAATTTCACTCGCTAATGTTTCTGAATCTGTTTCCTTTTCTATTTTCTTTGCTCCATTTAATTCAATAGACATTTCAGCGTTTGGAAAAAAGTCTGCCGATTTTGCCTTTTGTATCACTATGCCATTCGGTGCACTTATTGAGAAATCAAAAGCAAAACCTATTGAACGAACAAACACATCTGCTGGAATTAAATCCACTTGTTGTATAATATCTTGCGCAGAAAATTTTGATGTTAAAAATCCATCATTTTCAATTAAATCTCTCCATCTCAAAAACATCCACTGATAAATACGATGTAATATGGCACACAAATCGGCATTTTTTCCTGCTATGATTATCGCATAATTTGAATTGTAAAACTCTTCTTTTGTTTCAACAGAAACATTTTCTTTTATTGTAATCTCGCCAGAGTTGTTTCCCAATATCTGTTTAGAAACATTTTCTGCCGGTAACGTTATACAGAACACAGCAGAAAATTTATCTATGCTTCCTAAGTTAAAACCAACACGAACTTCTGGTTTCTTTGTATTTGCAAAATATACTTTTGCTTCTGTCTTGTAATCCAAATTTCCAACCTTTGGAACATCTTCAAACATTTCTTCAAATAAAGCTGGATTGCCCTTTAGTTCTGCAAAGAAGTCTCCAATATACTTTTGCAATATCAACTCTGGAATAAATATTCCCATTGCTATAATCCTATACTCGTTAAAAAAGAATCAGCTGAAATTGTTGCCACATCTTGAATGTTAATACTGTTCAAAGCTTTCTCTGCTAAATTCTTTGCCACAAAACCAGGATGTATAAAAGCATTTGGGTCAGACAAATCTGATACTCTTCTAAAACTCATATACTTTGCTTGTGTTACTTTTCCATAAGCAGCAACTTTTCTGGTTATGCCCGAATAGATATTACTCTTGTGAACATAAGCACCATAAACTTTAGTCTCAGTTTTAATTTTGCTTCTCGTTTGTCGAACACCTTGCAAACTTTTCGGCAATTGGTTTTCTTTTATCTGTTGTTTGCCTTTTAATTTCTGTGCAATATCGTTAACAGATTTTGGCATCTGTCCAGAAAACGCTTCATTCTCACCAAGCGCACCAGCAGTTGACCAACGAAAAGGTATAGTAAAATACCAACCTTTGCCATCTTTTTTCATAACAACTTTTGAACTTCTCTTAAAACCAATCTTCATATCAAACGCAGTCGCACCGCTTTCTATCATATTAGGAACTGTTCCAATCAAAATTATCGTTGCCGTATTTCCATTAATAACTGGCATTTGTAAACCATTCAAATACGAAGAACGAGTTCCGTGCAAACTTCTTTGTGCTTCTTCTCTCCAATTTGTATGAACTGCTAAAGCAACATCGTTCAAAACTGCTGTTGTCATATTCGGTATCTGGCTTTTCATTACTTTGAAGCCTTGTGCCAATTCTGACATATCAATCGATATTTTTAATTCACTGGACATTTGGAACAACTCCGTTGCCTAATACGAGATGACGACGTTTTGCTAATGCTCTCAAAGGCATCTCTTCTGATTTTGGAACTACACTTTTTATTTCTGTAAATGTGTTTCTAAAATCATTAAGCAAATCAATTATCAAATATTCAGGTCTGTATTCATATCTAACAGAAACATTTTGCCCGACTTCTAAACCTAAATCAGAACGAAAATATAAAACTGGATTTCCAGTAAGAACAGCACTTCCAGTAATATCTTCTGCTTCAACCAACAAAGCTGAAGGTGTATCTCCTTCAACAACTTTGAAAACATTTATAATACTTGTCGCAAGATAATGTAACCTTATGTAATAAGTATCATCAGTTTCATTATGCATTAAAGGTTTCACTTCAGAAAATACAGTTCTGGCATTTACAACTTGTATAGAATCATACCAGCCTAATTTATTCCAAGGCGAAACAGTTACATTCAATGTTCCTTGCAAAATTTCTGACCATTGTTGATGAAAATTCTTTTGTAACATAGCATTTGTCATTACTGCTTTTATCACTTGTGAACTTACAAAAAGAAAACCATTACCACCACAACTAAGACAATTTGTATTTGGTTGTGTTGTCAAATCTTTTCTGCAAGGACATAAAGTCATCTGACTCCAAAGAACATCATAACCTTTCTGGTCAAGAAGAACATCAAATTGACTTACACGAAAGTCAACTCTAAGATTGCGGTCTTCTAAATTTGGAATTATTTTTCTTGGGTCAGACATTATGCTGCTCTTCTTTTTATTTGTGCTTTAGACATATTTAATCTGGTTTGTAAAGTAAATATTTGTCCTTTATGCGCTATACTTAAATTTCTTTTGTGTTCTTCAGAAAGATGTTTTCCTAAAAATGGATGCACAAAGTTTTTCTTTCTACGTCTAATCCAACCAATTCTTAACATTAAACGTGTATGTTTAGAAGCTCTTTTTCCTAAATTTGCCAATCTCAATTTTTCTCTTGCTTCTGGCGAATTAACATAACCAAGTTTTTTCTTTCTTCTTAAACGTGCTAAAGACATTTTCCTTTTAGTTTCTTCAGTTCTTTTTGTTCCTAAATTTCCTAAACTTATTTTTATCTTTGCTTCTTCAGTTCTTTTTGTTCCTAAATTTCCTAAACTTATTTTTATCTTTGCTTCTTCAGAATGGTGTTTGCCGTACAAAGGATGCTTTTTACCAGCCTGAACACCAATATGCGCTAAAGATAACCTTTTTATTTGTTCACTATTAAATTTTAAACCTGAACTTCCTTCACCACCATCTGTAAAATTCCATAAATTCTTTCTTCCTAACTTTTTGATACAAATCTTTTCAATTCCAAATGCCTGTCTTTCAGTTAAATTTTCACGATATTTAAAATAAATTATCTTTCCATGATTTCTAAATATAGAACGTATACCATAATACTTTTTCCAACTCTTTTTTTCTTTTCCTCGCAAAACATTTTTAACGTGGACATACATTCTTCTGCCTTTTCCTTTTCCAACATATTTAATTTCATTGGATAAAGAACTGACAAGAAAATACACGTAATATATTTTTCTTTGTTTCATTAAATTACCTCGAACGTGATCCCGCGATAGCGATCCTTAATTCCTGGTATATTATCAAGACGAAGTTCATCTGTATATTGTTTTATTCTCGCCGAGTAAGCAGAATTTCCAGCACTGATTGTCGTTCCAATACTTTGTGATAATCCGTCAATTGATAAACTTTGGTTAGCAATTCCTGCTCCTAAAACTAAGTCGCCAAGCACTGCAAACATTTGTATCGCTGCTAACTTTCCAATCACAGCTAAAATATCAAGAGGTATTTCTGTAAATCCACTTGTATAAACAATTTCCCAAAAGTTTGGAACGATTCTTGAACCAGCTCTTAGCAATATTAAATTTCCACCAACTCCAATAACGAGAGAACCAATAGTAGAACCATTTGGAACAAAAGCAAGATTTCTTCCTTTTATTGTAAACATTGAAGGAAGCAATTCTAACACTGTCTGTTCTGCCAGTTTACCCTTCACAGAAATCAATTGGTTTATTCTATAGCCAGTTTTCATAGAAGCCCAACTTCTCCATTCTTCTTCTATAAAATCCTGTCGTTCTGTCAACATAACAGGAACAACTTTTATAAATAGAAAATTTTCAACGGAAACAGTTACTTCCCGTATTCTCTGTTTTATATTAGCGACAGAATAAGAACGTCCTGATGAATCAGTCAAAGGTATTCCGTGCATATATTCGCTTATAAGCGTGGAAGCACTAAAGACTAATCCATCAGCGACGTTGTATTTCAGTGTAAATAATAACTGTGGCACTGAATTATTTTCCTCTTAATTTTTTTATGATTGCCATTTTCACTTGTATCGTTGTCAAATCTTCTGTTTCAACGGCAAGTTCTTCAGCAGTTTCCATTATTGTTTTTACATCTTTTTTACTTTTCACATCAAGTTTCAAAATGCGTTTCAATGTATCTCTCGTTTCATCATCACCAATTTCACTATCGGCAATTTTTTCATCAACTTTTTCCGGAGATTCTTCATCTTCATCAACTTCTGTTTCTTCTTCTTCTGGTTCAACCATACCATCTTCATTTTCTTTTTCTCTTGGTTTACTCTGTGCTTCAGCTTTAATTTTCTTTTTCATTGTTTTCACAGCTTTTGTATCTTTCTCATCTGCCAATTTCCAATTTGCACCATCACAAAGTTGAGCAGCAAGATGCGGTGTAACTAAAATAGAATTATCAGCTCCGACTATCTTTTTGCCTTCACTTGTGTGGAGATATTTTGTGTGAACTTTTGCAAGACAAATGATTTTGACTTTTCCCTTTTCCATAATATTTTCCTTCATTTAAAATTAAAATTAAGAGCTCCCGTTATTCTGGGAGCTCCGTTGTTGTTTAGTTAGCAACAATTATTACGCTGATGGTGCTGTGGAACCAATATTTATAATCTTCACCAATTTCTTGGGAGCATAAACAATCGGTGTTCCATACATCAAAACCATAAAACGATATGCTGGGCCGAGTAATGCTAAGTCCATTTTCATCAAAGGAGCAAGTTGCTTGTAAGAATAAACTTCAAGGTCTTTCTCCAAAATCAAAGCACAGCTTGTATTCGGTAAATAACGATTCAAATCACGAACAACACCAGCACCACCACCATTGACGCCAATAGCAACCTGCGCTACTGAAACATCAAACAGCGGATAAAATGTGGACGTTGCATTACTTGCTGCTGCTTTGTTGGAACGATAAATTCTGAAACCTGTTGCGGCATACTGTCCAGCACCAGCAGCAAATTTCAAATCAATCGCGCCATTTGTTGCTATGGTGGAAAGACTATTGCTAAATGTGGAAAGAGCAGATTCGCCAAAACGATTCAACGTTGATACTGCATAAAAATATGTTCCTGCAATACCAGAATCCCATTTTGCGTTTGCAACTGTTGCACCAACAGGAGCAATAGGAGCAGAACCATCAATGACCGGAGGCGCAGGTGCTTTTACGCTTGTGGCAAGTGAAGCAGTTGTTTTTGTTGATTTCGGGCGCATAAACACATCAGGATGGAAAGGAATTTCTCCTGCCTGTGAAACAAACGATGTGATACGCATACCAGAACGCTGGTTTTCCAAACCAACAGGTGTGAGTGTGCGAGTGCGAGGATAGAAATTTTTCGCATAATCTGAACCGGCACGAGGAGTCCAGAAAATGTCAGACGGGAATCCGTAGTTTTCGATAATGGTATTGGAAGCTTGTTCCAATGACACATCATCCAAACGATAACCACGCATATCAAGAACTTGCTCACTGTTCAAGAAATCGACTTCCGTTGCGTATTCTTTTTGCATCTGAGCATAAATACCGTTTACTTCCTGCGGAACGATATCAGAATTACCTTCAAACAATGCTCTCTCAAGCTTTGCAAGAAGCCAAATTGTTCCGTTGTTTATTTCGCGTTCGATAACAGCGCCGTGAGCTGTGTTAACCAAAGTCATCGGGTGAGTGATAATACGGGTCGTGCCCATATATTTCACCAATTGACTCTCACGGATGTATACTGCATCATCCTCTTCCGGCAACTCACCTTCGGTTGTGAAACCACCTTGGTCAGAACCGTAACTCGTCAAGCGATTGTATTCCTCAACAGTATTGTATGCTGGCAATACCGGAGTTTCTTTCCACATAACGATATTCTTTTGCGAGAAGGTTACTACCTTCAAAGTTTTCTCAAGTGACTCAACTTTGAGCGGTGCGCCTGATGCGGTTGCAGAACCTTCTGTTGCACCACCACGAAGTTCTGTGGCTTGCAACGCTTTATTCAATTCGTCTACGTCTTGCATTGATGTTAAGTTGGCACCGTCTCCGCGCTCAACATAAGCATCTAACGAAATACCACCGTAGTTCATAATATGTATCCTTTATTTTGGTTTGTGAAATTAACTATTAATTATTTGCAAATCTTTTCTTCAATTCTTTTTATCGTTTCGGGTCAATCTTTACTTTCAACCTCTCTTCAACACGATGTAACACATCTGCCGGCATTGAACCAGTTGCTTCGAGAGAAGTAATGGCTTTCATAAATGTTGCATCGCCAGTCTTTCCATCTTCACCAAAAGCTAATGTATCAAGAGCTTTCAAAATTATTCTCTTGTGTGTTCGCATACCAAGAACTTTTTCTTCATCTTCGTCAGTCTCGATTCCTTTCTTAAATCTGTCTGTTACGTCAGACTTGTTGATGAAAGATTTTTTCTTTCGCGGTGTGCTATCAATAACACTACGAAGTTCTTCAACTTCATCAAGAACACCTTTCATAATAATAGCAACATTTCCGAGAGCACGTCGCGTTTGATTCTGTTCGTCATTGATTTCATCAGTTATACCTTTTAAGAAATCGCTGACTTCAATTGCTTTCTCAACACGTTTTCCGTGTTTCTTTTTCTTTGGCATTTCTTCTTCCTCTTCTTCCTCGTCGTCTTCTTCGTCTTCTTCGTCTTCTTTTTTGCTATGTGCTTTTTCTACCTTCTCATCTCCTTCTTCGTCGTCGTCCTCGTCATCTTCCTCATCTTCGTCTTCAGCTTTTTCTACATCATCTTCTTCGTCTTCAGCTTTTTCTAAATCATCTTCCTCTTCATCATCATCGATGCCTTTTGATATCTCATCGGCTTCTTCTTCGAGTTCATCTAAAGCTTTCTCGATGTCCTCATCAGTAACTTTAAATTTTGGATTCGGCATATATTTCTCCTTTTAAAATAGTTAGTTAATTAATCTTCTACTACATTGCTTAAAAGTTTATCATACAACTTTACTGCCTTTTCAATTTTCATAGCTGGAAACTTGTTCATAATCTTGCGTAACAATTCTGGATTCTTCAACCTTTTTAAATCTTTTTCAAGAGATTCTTTTCCAAGAACGGTTCCGGTAGCTCTTTCACCACCACGAGAATATCCTATCGCCAAAGCTTTATCAAAAAACTTTATGTTACTTCCTTTCATAACATAAGTTCCCTGTTTCGTTTCAAATGCTAATTCCTCTGGCAATTCACCAACTTCATTTTCTTCAAACAAAGTTTGTGCTGTTTCTTTATCTGTAAAAGCTTTGCAAATTTGCGCAAATGTGTTTGAATTTTTTGGTGCAAAGGTAAGAGCCAACCCAGTCAAAATAGCTTTCTCAATTGTAGTTCCGTCATAACTACGTTCAAGAACTCTTCCTTCAACAGACCAACCAAGTTTTCTTTTTATTGATTGTTTTGAAAGAACTCTTGCTAAATCAAAAACTTCACGAGCAACGGGAGTGTCATAAAGTTTTGCTTCAACGTATAAACCTTTTTCTGTTATTTCTGCTTTTTCTGGTTCGCCAATAATAGTAGCGGGAGAATTTTTCCCTTGATGATGCCAATTTACAAAACCTTTTTTCAAAAGGTAATCAACAGAAAGTCCACCGCTTAACATTACTTCATCATCCATATCCATATCCGATGTTGAAGCAATTCCTTTCATCCGCATATTTTTGTAATCAATTGGTGTTCCAGCTTTTTCTATAACTTCAGCCGGTGTCCAAATTAAAAAATTTGTCTCTTTATTTTTGCGTTCCATAATTCTTCCAATATTTAGTAAAGTTTGACCACTAATATTATAACCGTTGTTTACATTGTTTTTTAATTTTCTTTTATATACAATACTGGTTGTTTTAAATCCATTGAAAATGCTTCATCAAAACATCTCTTTAACTTCAATAAATTCAACATTTTTGAGCTTTCTTCACCATTTTCTTGCATTGCTTTTTCAACTGTAACTCCACTTTGAATTAATTTGTCGTGAGCATAATACCAATCTTGCATTTGTTGTTTTGGCATCATCCTGTTCAATATCTCATAACTCGTTTTCAATGAATCACGTATCCATTTTTCTTTTCCAGATTGACTTTCATAAAACAATTTTGGTTTTCTCTTTTGCCAATGTTGAATTTGTTCTTTTGTTACTGGCTTATTCTTATAAATAAATTTCTTTGGTCTATGCTGTTTCAAAGCACGCATCTTAGTTCTTATTTCTACATACTTCTTTACACTCTTGCTCTGAGATAAATCTCTGTGCTTTGCTCTCCACTTCTTCCAAACATTTCTTGAAATTCTTACACGTTTGTTCCATTCACTCTTTGCTTTTTTATAAGAACTTCTATCCATCTTAAGTTTAAATTTCTTTGCATTTGGTTTTTTCTTCTTCCAAGCTAACGTGTCTCTGACCAAACTCTTTACATCGCCTACATATTGCGGAACTACAAAAGGAACTACAGATAAAATATGAAAAGCTTTCGTATTTGTTTTGTCTTTTATTCTTTCAAAAAGTTTGTCTTGATTATTCAAAACAATCTTATGCTGTCTTTCTAAATGTCTTACTATTTCTTTATCGCCTTTCAATTCTCCCCAAACTTTATCTGCTGTTGGAACTGAATCTGGATGTAAACCAATCTTTAAAAGAAAAACATCTCTATGAGCCGGCAACATAAAAGTAGCAATATCTTTTAAAGTTTCTTTCGTCTTTAAATTTGTATCGGTGTATTCTGCCAACTCTTCTGGCGATAAAGAACTTTGTGCAGAAACAACTTCAGTATTAGACAAACCTTCCTCTTCTCCAGGAGCTTGTATATTCAAAGGAATTTCTTTTGCAGATTCTATTTCTTCAAACTCTCTAATCCTTTCTTCTACACCAGCTAATCTTGTTGCAGATATATCTTTATTATATCTTTTTGTTTCTGCTTGTCTTTCATTAGAATATTTTAAAATAATTTCTTTTTTCTTTTTCAGATATTCATCAGCGTCAATTGGCTTGTGAACATTTTTCCAACGCTCAATATCTTTTTTTGCTTCATTTACTATTTCTACTATTGCATAAAAATCTTCGTGTTCATTCTTAATAAATTTTTCTTCAAATTTTTCAGAAGAAACTTCTGCAAACTTTGGAGTTCCAGAAGCTTTACGTTTTAATTCTTCAAGCATTGTAAGACGGTTTGAAAGTGCTTCTCCTCTTTTATCTTTTTGTTTTATTAAATTATCTAAATCATTTTGCAATCCTTCCAACTCTTCTCTTTGTTCTTGCAAACTTTTCTTTGAACGTCTCTTGTCTTTCATATAATCTAATTTCAAAGAAACCAAATTCTCTCGATACTCTTGCTTTATATTTTCAAGATTTTCAAGATGCTTCTGTTCTTTATCTTCTCCGACTGCAGTCTTGTTGACTGATATCCAACCTTTAATTGGCAAAATATCTTTTTGCTTTTCAATACGCTTTTGTTTTTCTGTCAAATCAGAAAATCTTTTATTGCCTCCTCTAATTTTATCAACATCTCCATATTTTCTTTGTTCAGCTAATTCATACTGAGGATAAAATGTTTTCTTATTCCAATATTTATTTTGCAAAAGTTTAGCAACTAATTGCCTACTTGGTTCGTGGCCAAACTTTTTTCTCAATTGTTCTTTTACATCTTTGAATTGTCTATAAGGTTCTTGCAAACCTTGGGGTATTCTTAAACCAGTTTGTAATTTGTTTGCTAACGATTCTTTTATTCTACCAACGACATAGGCAAAAACAGTAGAAAACTTGCGGGTTGGTTTTCCGTTTATAATGTATTTACCAAAATTATTTACTCCCTCAGTAAAACCAAATTGTGCTACTGCTCTTAAATCTTTATATCGTTCTCCAGACGAATATCCATAAGCCCATTTTTTTGCTACACTGTGTATAAAAGGTTCGTGCTCTCTAATTAATTTTTGCCATTCTGTTTCTGTTAATTTTACCTTCCACTTATCTCCTTCTTTCTTCCATTTGTTTTTGCTCTTCATCAACTCAGCAGTAAATGGATACTTCTCGTTAAACTTTTGTTGCTCATCTGCTTCTGTTAT